CACAATTTATTGTGGGCCTATTAACGCTATTCTTCTCTACGAGGTGCGCATTGACGTGGATAACATTGTCGAGGAAAGCACTGACGAGGATAACACGGTCTGGGATAGCATGGCCTGGGATAACAGCTAAATGGAGCGCAAAGATTTGGTAAACAGATTTGCGGACTACATTGTCTTGGTTGGCACTGTCTTGGATAGCATTGGCGAGGATAACATTGTCTTGGTCTGCATTGTTGCTGTTGTGGAAAACACTGCATAGGAGAACATTGGCGGTCATCGCTATCTATATCGTCATCATAATAATTTTCTTCTATGTCAGGAGCATCCCAGTCTTCATCACGATACGTAGCCATTAGAGCACCACCTTTCATATAGCATTAGTCGGGGCTATTACATAATATTCTTACCGTTTTATTATTGTGATTGATGGGAATGCGGGCGCTGATATTAACGAGGATAACATATTAGTGGGGCGCATGGCCATGTAGGGTAACATCGCCCTGGATAACAATGCTTAGGATAGCAATCAAATGGTTGACAATGCTGTGGGGAACATTGTCTTGGTGCGCATTGAAGAGGTAAACATATACGAGGGTAAGTATCCTTACCATAGTAGTAGTCTTCTATATCAGGGTAATCCAATTTGGTAGCCATGAGACCAGCACCTTTCACTGTTGAGTAGTGGCGGTTATTACATAATATGCTGACTACCGTGCTACTGTGTGAGGTTGTCAGCGATGACCAGTACACTAAATTAGTGGGTCCTCCCAGCACTCAGACCAGTTGCGGAGGCGCGAGACCCCCAAGAGCTTTCTAGGTACAAAAAATTATTAGTCGACTTCCTTCCGAAGGGGGTGCAAAATGTCCAAATTAATAACCGCTAGAGAACTAGGCGAAATCCTTGGTATATCTGAACGCAGAGTCAATCAGATAGTCAATGAAAAACAGACTTTTGAGCGAGAGCTAAATGGGAAGTTTGATGTGGTAAAATGCGTTGAGGCATATTATCGGGATATGCTTCTTGATGTGGACTATAAAGCCGATCTTGATCGCGAACGAGCGTTGCATGAAAAAGCTAAACGAGAGAAGTCGGAACTCTTACTTCAGCAAATGAAAAACGAGTTGCACTGGGGAAAAGATGTTGAACTTATCCTGACGGATATGCTGGTTACGTTTAGAAACAGGGTGTTAGGTGTGCCTGCTACTGCCGCTGCAAAACTAGTGAACAAAAACATACCCGAAATTATTCAAATACTAACAAGCGAATTAAAAATAGCTTTAACCGAACTATCTGGGTATAATCCCGAGCGATTTGGAGGATGTGAACATGAGGTAAATCAACATGAACCCAACCACAATAACCATATTCCAGAAAATAGCTAAAGCCGTTGCTCCACCGCCAGACATAAAACCTAGTGAATGGGCCGAACAAAACCTGGTGTTAAATGAATCTGGGTTTTCTCCTGGCAAGTGGCGCAGTGATTCGGTACAATATCAAAAAGAGATTATTGACGCTGTTGTTGATCCCAACATTGATAAAATAGTAATAAAAAGCTCATCCCAGGGCGGGAAAAACGTCATCGTCAATATTATTTTTGGCTATTACGTAGATATTGACCCTTGCCCGATCTTGTTTATCGAACCAACGGTAGAATTGGCGCAGGATTATTCAAAGCGCCGGTTAGCGCCTTTGATTCGGGATACCCCGGCGTTAAAACAGAAGATTCATGAATCAAAAAGCCGGGATTCAAACAATACTATTCAACTCAAAATGTTCCCTGGCGGTAGTTTGAACTTAGTGGGATCCAACAGCCCAAGAGTTATATCCAGCAAGCCAATCAAAATCGTTATTGCCGATGAAATTGACGGGATGATGCCAACCAGTGAAGGCGATGCGTTAGAGCTTGCCGATCGGCGGACCACGACCTTTCCGGGAAATAAAACTATTTATGTATCCACGCCAACGAAAAAAGAAACCTCTCGCATTGAGGTGGAATACAACGCGGGGACACAGGAAAAGTGGGAAAAAGAATGCCCACATTGTAAGAAACCCCAGTATGTAAACTGGCATGGCCTTAAATTCGACCACGTGAAAGACAACCGAGGTAATTACTCAGTGTCCAACGTGGTTTTTCAATGCCCAGAATGCCTGAAAAGTTTTGGCCAAAGTGAATGGGCCAGTCAAAAAGGCCATTGGATAGCCTATAATCCAAGTGCGGAAAGAATTAGAAGTTTTCACTGGAACGCTTTTGTTTCACCCGGTTGGCTATGGGAAAATATCGTTCTAAAATATCTGCAGGTGAAAGGCGATCCTGAGCAGCATATGGTGTTCAAGAACACCGTCCTTGGCGAGGTATGGGAAGAAAACATTAATGCCGATGAATATGCCTACTTGTTAGACCGCCGCGAAGACTACGGGGCTGATTTGCCGGAAGGTGTGCTGCTTTTGACTGCGGGAGTGGATACCCAGGATGACCGCCTGGAATATGAGGTGGTTGGCTGGGGCCGAGGTGAACAGTCCTGGGGGATAGAATATGGTTTAGTAATGGGAAAACCGGATCAGGTGTCAACTTGGCGGGCTCTAGGAGATAAACTCGACACTATTTATTACTTTTCCTCTGGCGTGGGCCTTAAAATAGCCTGTACCTTCATTGATTCCGGTGGCCATTTTACCAGTGACGTATATCGATTCTGCAAAGCTAATGAACATCGCAAAATATTTGCTATTCGTGGCAAGGGTGGCTCTGGTATTCCGCTGATTTACAGCAAGGGCCGCAGTAAAAAGGAAAATGCCTTGTACTTTAACCTTGGAGTTGATGGTGGTAAGGCCCGAGTATTATCAAGACTGCAGATTAAGCAGAAGGGGGATGGGTATTGCCATTACCCACTCGCTGAAAGGAGAGGTTATGACCAGATTTATTTTAAAGGGCTACTTTCGGAACGGCAATCGACAAAGAAAGTTGGTCGTCAGTTGAAAATTGTCTGGGAAAAAATCGGATCAGACCGTAGAAATGAACCGCTTGACGTAAGAAACTACGCTCAAGCGGCTTTTCAGTTACTGCCGGTAAACTGGGATGCCATTGAAAAACGTCTTTTTGAGAGCGGAAAACAGGGGGCAGAACAAGTTGCTGCAAAGAAAAAACCAGCAAAAAGTAGTAGCCGGGTATTGAAATCCGGTGTTAATTATTAGCCAGTGAGGTGCGAAATGTCAGTTTCAGAGCGATTAACCAGAGCAAAAACGCGATTAGCTGCCTATTATGATGCAGAAATGGCGGTATTGAGTGGGCAATCATATAAAATAGGTACTCGGAGCATGACCAGAGCCGACTTGGTGGAGATTCGGGCCGCAATTACCAATTTGGAAAATGCAGTTGAAGAACTTACTGCTCAAGCAGCTGGGCATGGTCGAAGACTCAGGGGCCAATACACTCCGGTGGACTTTTAAGGTGGTGATTTGGTGAATATTATTGACTCTTTCTACAAAGCAGTAAATCCGCGTAAGGCTTTGGCTCGTGAAATGGATCGATTCAAACTAAAAACCATGCAAAAGTTTACGAATAGTGGTTATGACCAAAGTGGAGCGAGTCATACTAAGAAATCCATGCGCGGTTGGCGGGCGAACAGCCGGACTGCTCGCGAAGACATTGACCCTAACCTGCACACGTTGAGGCAACGATCCAGGGATCTATATATGTCCTCACCGTTGGCTGTTTCTGCGCTGAAGACAAAAAAAACGAATACAATCGGATCGGGTTTAAGGCTAAAAAGCCGTATTGATTACAAGTTTCTCGGCATTTCCCAGGAGCAGGCCGCCGTAATGGAGGCGAATATCGAGCGCGAATTTGAATTGTTTGCCAAGTCAAAACACATTGATGCTCTGAAATTGAATAACTTTTATGAACTGCAGCCGTTGGCGTTCGGCTCTTGGAAGCTAAACGGCGACTGTTTTTCACTTATTAAGTACGAAAAACCTACCACTTGGATGCCATATGGGCTAAGAATATATTTAATCGAAGGCGACAGAGTAACAACCCCGAACACGTCGGCGACTGAAGGTGCGTCATTACATGGAACGTCAAACTATACCATCGGTAAAAACACCAAGAACGGCAATTATATCTATAGCGGCGTCGAAGTCAATGCCGCTGGCGGTGTGGTTGCCTATTGGGTATGTAACCAGTACTTAAACAGCACCTTGGACGGTACCGAACGTAAGTGGGAACGGGTCGAAGCCTATGGAGCTAAGACCGGCAATCCCAATGTACTGCATTTATTTGACGCTGAGCGCTGCGAACAATATCGCGGCGTTCCTTTTTTAGCGCCGGTAATCGAGCAACTGAAACAAATCACGCGCTATACCGAGGCTGAACTGATGGCCGCAGTTGTTCAGTCGTTTTTTACCGCATTTATCAAAACGACACTGCCGACCAATGTTGATCCCTTTACAGGGGAGATTACTGGCGAACCCACTCCCTATGCACCGCCATCTTCTGGTGATTTTGAACTGGGGCCGGGTACCTTTAACATTCTGCAGCCAGGTGAAGATATAATTATGGCCGATCCTAAACGACCGGCCAGCGGGTTCGAGGGATTTATCGCGACCATGGCCAAAACGATTGGCGCGGCGCTCGAAATTCCCTATGAACTCTTAATGAAGTCGTTCACGGCGTCCTATTCGGCCAGCCGTGCGGCACTTTTGGAGGCATGGAAGACAATTAAAGTTGACCGTGCTTTTTTTGACAATGATTTTTGTCAGCCACTTTATGAACTTTGGCTATCTGAGGCCGTTGCAATCGGGCGCATTAGAGCACCCGGTTTTTTTATTGACCCGTTAATTAAAGCAGCCTGGTGTAAATCGGAATGGATTGGACCGACCCAGGGACAACTTGACCCAGTTAAAGAGGTCGAAGCGGCGATACTCCGAAAGGACAACGGCTTTAGTACCTGTGAACAGGAAACAACCGGCCTGACCGGCGGCAACTGGGACGACAATATCGAGCAGGCCAAGATCGAAAATCAAAAATTTAAGGATGCTGGATTTATTAATGAAGCAATACCCGGTATACAAGGAGGGTTTACAGATGGGGCAAGTGAGTAAGTTTTGGAATTTCGTGGACGATCCCAGTTCCAATGAAGCGGAACTGTTACTGTATGGGCCGATAGCATCGCAAAAACCTTGGTGGGAAGATGAAGGCGGGGATACGGCCACGCCAAAGCAATTTGCCGATGATCTAAGAAATCTCGGCAATAAAAGTAATATTACCGTGAGGATTAATTCCTCAGGTGGCGATGTTTGGGCGGCGAATGCCATCCACGCTTTGCTGAAAAGTAACCCGGCCCGCATTACGGCTAAAATCGATGGTATAGCAGCTAGCGCCGCTACCATTGTTGCTATGGCTGCGGATGAAATTCAAATTCCGGCTAACGGCATGATGGTTATTCACGATGTAATGATGAATTTGTGTGGCTCGTACAATACGACGGCCATGGAGAAAGCCATGCAGGAACTTGAATCCATTCGTAACAGTATTATTGCCGCATATAAGGGGAGGACCGGGAAGAACGATGAGGAACTCATCGCAATCATGAAAAATGAAGCCTGGCTTACAGGGCAAGAAGCGGTTGATATGGGGTTTGCCGATATTGTTACGGAGGATAATCCAGTCAACATGGTCATGCAGGGAAGCTCGCTGGTTGTTAATAACATTACCTGCGATTTGTCCAAGTTTAAAACCCGGCCCCCAATTACGAACAGTGTAGTCCAGGCTCAGCCTGCTGCAAATAAACAAAAAACTAAGGAGGACTTAAATGTGGAGATTAAAACCGTAGATGATTTACGAAAAGCTTATCCAGATTTCGTAAATCAGATAGAGCAGGACGCGAAAACTGGCGTGGTGGCTCAAGAGCGAAAACGGCTACAGGATATTGATCAGATTGCCAATATCATCGATCCAGCACTCTTAAACAAGGCCAAGTTCGAGGAACCCATGGATGCGGCGGCATTGGCGTTTCAAAATGCAGTCCTGCAATCGCAGAAGGGGACCGCGTATTTGCAAAACGCACAGCAAGATTCGGCCGCATCGGGCGCAAGCAATGTCAAACCTTTGCCGGCGGAGGGCGAAAACCCTGAAGAAGCCGAAAAACAGGTTAAACAAGAAAAAACCGTCAACTCCATTGTTGATGCAGTAAATAAATTGAGGGGGTAAGGGTAAATGAGTGATGCATTATATAGTTCACTAGGCACGTATACACCGGATAATCTTATTGCTGGGCCAGCCGTTCCTATTGTTATCAATGGGGTAACGGTTGCATCTGGACAAGGTGAATTGGCAAGGGGCAGTGTTTTGGGGATTATCACTGATGGTGGAAAAGCTAATTTAGTTGTAAGTACCGCCACCGATGGATCGCAAACAGCGAAATATATTTTGTCGGAGGACATTGATGCTACTAGTGCCGATGTCATTGCCCAAGTGTATGCGTCAGGTGAGTTTAATAGTGCGGCGTTGGTGTTTGGTGGCACTGATACTGTCAGTGATCACGCAGATAGCTTACGTCAATATGGAATTTATCTCAAAGAAAATATTGAATCTTAAGGAGGACTTACAATAAATGGGGATTGAATTATATGACACTAGGACAATGATGCAGGCTATTGAACGAATGAAGCCTGCTAGAACCTTTCTTCGCGATACTTTTTTTAATCGGGTTGAAACGTTTGTTACTGAAAACATTGACGTAGACTTTAAAAAGGGCAAGCGAAAAATGGCTCCATTTGTTGCGCCGATGGTCGGCGGTATTACTATGGACCGTCAAGGCTTTTCGACTAGAAACTATAAAGTGCCGAAAATCGCTCCACAGCGAATTATGACGGCCGAAGACATTAAGGCTCGTAGCATTGGCGAAACTATTTACAGTGCCAAAACACCAGAGCAACGGGCTGCAGAGATATTCGCCAAAGATTTAGTTGAACTTGATGAAGTCATTACCCGGCGTGAAGAATGGCAGTGCCGTGAGCTTTTACTCAACGGGAAAATTACCATGAAAGGCTTAATCGATAGTACCGACAATTACACTGAGCAGGTGGTTGATTATAGCTTTACTAATACTGTTACCTTAACCGACACTGATTTATGGTCTGCTGATACTGCGGACATCCATGGTGATCTAAGGGAATGGCGGCTCAAGATTATTAAGGCCACTGGGCGAGCTCCTAAAGTTGTAGTTATGGCTTCTGGCGTAGTTGAAACTTTTATTAACAACTCAACTATTCAAAAAATCTATGATACTATGCGGTTTAACCTTGGCACTATCCAGCCGCTAATTAAAGATGACGCAGTAACCTTGGTTACATATATTGCGGATTTGGACCTGCAAGTTTATTCCTATGATGAATGGTTTCTTGACGATGATGACACTGAAACGGCTATGATGCCTACTGGAACGGTTATTATGGGAACGCCGGGTATGGGAAAACGTCTTTATGGGGCAATTACCCAAATAGATGGCGAAGGATTTGTTACTTATGATGCGCCACGGGTACCGAAGAATTGGGTCGATGTTAACAATGATATAAAAATGGTTCGACTTAGCGCCAGGCCGCTTCCGGTACCGGAAGATGTTGATGATTGGCTAGTCGCCACCGTATTGTAGGTGATGGCATGATAAAAGTAATAAAAGGTATGGTTAAAGCTGGCGGAGTGTTTCATTCGATCAACGATACGATTACGGGCCTTTCGGATACAGAAGCGGCTCGTTTAATTTCGCTTGGTGTATGTGAAAAAGTTGTGACTGAGTCGTCTCAAACAGAAAATACGGCGGAAAAATCCCAGAAGGCTACTAAGGCAAGCCCCGCTACTACAGCAGCAACGGATGAAATAAAACTGAACGTTGATGACGTTGTCGTTGGAGCGAAGTAATGGCTTTGAAAGATTATTTTGCAGCGGATCTGTCCGTAATGATAAGCACAGATGAGTTTGCCACAATTCACACCATCAACGGCAAAGAAATGCAAGTGGTTGTTGACGAAGACTTATATAAGGAACGTCAGCAATCACTAACTAATCCTGAGTCGTATTTCCCGGCGACGATATCTTATCATGTAGCCGCCAGCACATTTGGAAAGCGTCCCAAAGTCAACGATATTCAGTATTATGACGGCAAAAAGTACATTGTTTTTGATGCGCAGGAAGACTTAGGTGCGTATTATATTACCTTGTCGGTATCGGAGTGATGTAGATGGCGAATATATTTCGGGTAACGGTTGACGCCAAAGAAATGATGAAGCTTCAGATAAGACTAGGAGCTTACGCCAAGCAAGCTCCGGCAATTGTGTCAAGGGCGTTAAACCGGGCGGCTACAACGACCAGAAGTGCGGCGGTTAAAGAGGCCCGGACTAATTATTACGTCAAAGCATCGGCGGTACGGGAAACTTTTGCTATTAACAAAGCATCAAAGGGCCGGTTAACCGCTTCAGTATATTCGCAAGCTGGTTCCTTGCCGCTGGATAAATTCAAGTTCTCGCCTAAGCAGCCACGACCACAAAATCCGCAAACATTGAAAGTTGCGGCGAAAAAAACGGGTATGAAAGAACTTAGGCATGCTTTTGTGGCGAATGTCAGTGGAATAAAGATATTTGAAAGGACCGGCGAGTTTGATAAAGCGAAAAAAGGTCGTTACAAAGGCAAGCGGCGCGAGAAAATTAAGCGCTTAATGGGGCCACCAATTCCAATTATGGTGGGAAACGCGAAAACCCGTGAGGCAGTGGAAAGAAAATCAGCCGAAACCTATGAAAAACGGCTTGAACATGAAATCAAGCGAGTGCAGGAGGCCGGTAAATGACACCATTAAGGCTGCAGGATGCTTTAGTTACTGAACTTAAAACAATATTTGAAGGTAAATACCTTAAAAATGAAGACGGCGCAGTGTCGCCGTTTTTAATTTGTCCGCAGTGGCTGCCGCCGATCGATCCTAACGTATCAGATCAGGCGGATATAACTTACTTTCCATATATCCGGGTAATTATTGACGATGGTCAGGACATAAACGAGGAAGATCCTAATTCATGTAATGTCCGGCTGGAAATCGGTGTTAATGATGAAGATACCAAGTATCAGGGGCACCGTGATTTGATGAATGCTATAGGCATGATATACAACCACTTTATGCGGCATAAATATGTTGGGCCGTTTGAAATCGTGTATCCGTTTAAATGGAGTCTTAATCCGGAAAATACTTTTCCAAAGTTTTATGCGATGGTTGAAATGGTTTGGAATTTACCAAAAGTGACCATCGTTGATCCCTTATCATAGAAAGGAGTGATTTAAATTGTCTTATACTCATGGCGTGTATATCCAAGAAAATGATACCTCAGTTACCACACCGGTCACAGCCGACAGCGCCAACCAATTTATTGTCGGTACCGCGCCGATTAATCTATTAGATGATCCATCAAGTGCGGTCAATGTTCCAATTTTAGTAGAAAAATATTCAGAAGCAGTGGAATACCTGGGTTATTCCACTGACTGGGAAAGTTATACCCTATGTCAATCCATGTATGCTTCATTCAAAGTGTTTAATGTGTCGCCTTTAATCTTTGTAAACGTGCTTGATCCGGATAAACACTATACTTCGGTAGCGAGTGAATCAAATACCATTTCCAGCGGGGCAATCACCATTGAAAAAGAAGGTATTTTAATCAATGCCAACTTTGTTGTTCAAAGTTCAGATGGAGCTACGACTTATACTGAGGACACCGACTATACCCTGGCCTTTGATGATGATGGCTATGTGGTGTTAACGGTTTTGAGTGCGGGAAGTATTGGCTCAGCTACGGCGCTGCTCTTAAGCTACCGTAAACTTGATCCGTCGGCGGTTGATAAAAATGATATTATTGGCAGCTATAGTTCCACAACAGGCAAATATACCGGCCTAGAAAATATTAGCCAGGTATACCCGAAATTGGGTCTTTTGCCTGGTCTTATTTTGGCGCCAGGCTGGAGCCATATTCCGTCGGTCGGCATTGCCATGACCGCTGCTTGCGAAAGCATTAACGGGATTTATAACTGCAATTGCATCCTGGATGTTGATACTTCGGAGGTTGTGGAGTATTCTGCTGCGTATGCTTGGAAAAACAGCAACTCATATAATGATAAGCACGCCCTGGTCTGCTGGCCGAAAGTGGTTGTCGATGATTATACCTTTTATATGAGTGCAATGTTGGCGGCGTTAGTGGCCTATACCGATTATGAAAACGATGGTGTTCCATATGTCTCACCGTCGAATAAAGATTTTAATATCACTGGCACAGTTTTGGCCGATGGTACTGAGATTTACCTTGACCAGGCCCAAGGTAATACCTTGAATGGTAAGGGCATTATTACTGCGCTTAACCTTAATGGCTGGGTATGCTGGGGTAATAACACAGGGGTTTACCCGACATCTACCGATGTAAAGGACCGCTGGATACCAGTACGGCGAATGTTTGACTGGTGGGGCAATACCTTTATTCTGACCTATTTTCAGAAAGTCGATAGTGCGATGAATCGCCGCCTGATTGATACCATTATTGATACCGAAAACATCCGGGCCAATGGTTATAAAGCAAAATATCAGCTGGCCGATGCTCGGATTGAGTTTGTTTCTGATGATAATCCGACAACGGATTTAATTGACGGAAAAATAACTTTTCATCAGTATCTGACGCCGTTCCCGCCAGCAGAAACTATTATTAACGTGTTGGAATATGACGCCGATGCTCTGACCACTGCGTTAGAGGAGAGTGATAGCTAATGTCGGTTAATTCCGTACCTGATAAAGTAGTTAACTATAACGTCTACAATGAAGGAGAACAGCTGGTCGGCGTATCAGGGGAAGTTTCTCTTCCTAAAATGGATGCCATGACAGAGACGGTTTCGGGTGCAGGCATTGCTGGTGAATTTGAAAGTCCGACTCCTGGCCATTTTGGTAGTATGACCATAGAAATTCCGTTTCGGACGTTGATTGATCAATCCTTTAGCTTAATGGTACCGGAAGCAAAAACATTAATTTTGCGTGCTAATCAGCAAAGCTTTGATATTTCTGGTGGTACGTTTAATCAACGGGCGCTGAAAATTACCCTTAAAGTCATACCTAAAGGGGTGGAACTGGGAACCTTGGGTGTAAGTAAGCCTACCGATACCAAGAATACTTTGGAAGTAATTTATATTAAAATTGTTGAAAACGGTGATACGTTGTTAGAGTTGGACAAGCTCAACTTTATTTACATTGTTAACGGTACAGACGTATTCGCCGATATTAAGGATAATATTTAGGAGGATGACGAATGGACGACGTAGTGAAATTTAATAAACCATATATATTTGAAGGTAATGAATATACCGAGGTTGATTTATCTGGTTTGGAGAATCTAAAAACCACGGATTTGATTGAAGCCGACAAGGTTTTTGTTGTCAGTGGTCAGGTAGCGACGGTAAAAGAAATGAACGTCGGCTACGCTTGTATATTAGCGGCAAAAGTAAGTTCAAAACCGCTGGAATTTTATCAAGCCCTACCGGCCAAGGAAGCAATTAAAGTGAAAAATGTGGTGACACGTTTTTTGTTTGGGCAGGATTAGAGCCTGGCGACGGACGGCAGCTGAAAAAGCTGGCCGTCCGTCTGGCTTTGGCCTCATTTACCGGCATAGATTTTTTTCTCAGTCTTTCCGTAACCGATTTGTTTGAAATCGCCGAGGAAATAAAGGCGGTGACTAGTCGTGGCAAGTAAAACTTATGAAACGATGTTTTTGCTTGGGGCGCAAGTCCAGGCGTCCATGGGCAAAAGCTTTGGAGAAGTGCAGCAATATATGGCTCAAACCCAGTCCCAGGCCAGTATCGGTGAGCGGGCGTTTAGCGGTTTTTCCGGCGCAATTGCGGGTATTGGTGTGACTGCTGGCATTGCCGCCTTGGGCAAAGGCATGATTGATAATGCCGCCGATATGCAAAGTTATAGGAATACACTGAACGTAGTTATGAAGGACCAGGAGTTGGCCGCACAAACTATGGTTTGGGCCGCGAATTATGCCAATGAAACTCCGTTTGATACTAAAGGAGTAGTAGAGGCGACAGTTCGGTTGCAAAGTTATGGAATTGCCGCGCAGGATGTTCTTCCGGGAATAGGAGATATGGCGTCCGTAATGGGCAAAGACTTAATGCAGGCAGTGGAAGCGGTTGCTGATGCCCAAACAGGTGAACTTGAGAGAATGAAGGAATTTGGCATCACTAAAGATATGATTATCGCCCAGGCCGATAAACTTCGCCTGGGTATGGTGGTAAACAATAAGGGACAGATCACCGACCAGGAAAATTTCAATAAGGCTATGTTCTCACTGATGAATGAACGTTTTGCTGGTGGTACCGAAATGCAAGCCAAAACATGGAAAGGTGTCATGAGTACCATTTCCGGTACGTGGCAAACGACACTGGCCCAAATGGCCGGGGTTGCTATTGATGGTTCTGTAGTACAAGGCAGCTTTTTTGATGTAGCGACACAAGGAGCATCTAAACTGTCTGATATGTTGGTCAGTATAACTAGTGGCGGGATGATTGAGGCGTTGAGTCAAGGATTAGGCAGTGTTATGAGCATCGCGGCAGGTGGAATCAGCTGGGTTATTGATAATTGGTCATTAATTGAGCCTATTGTTGTAGGATTAACTACTGCGATTGTAGCGAATAAAGTCGCTACCGAAGGTATGGTGTTAGCCCAAAAAGGCGGGATGATAATTCAATCATTAATGAACGCCTGGGGTACAGCAACAACGGCCCTGGCGCTTCTGCGTGAAGGTTATACATTGACTGAGGTGGCTCAAGTGGCGCTTAATTCTGCTATGTTGCTGAATCCACTAACTTGGATTGTTGCCGGAATTACTGCAGTAGTTGTAGCGGGGTATCTCTTATATAAGAACTGGGATACCATTTCACAAAAGGCCAGTGAAGTATGGGGCAGTATTAGTAATGGTATTAACAGCTTGGTGCAGTGTGTTGCCTATGGTGTTGGGTATATGATAAGTTATATCTCGACTTTGCCGGAGAGGGTAACTGCTTTTGTTACGGCAACAGCTACGGCCATGGTTGCAACCATAGGTGCTGGCATCGATACGACAATTCAGTTCTTTATTGATTTACCAGCAAACGCTGCAGGGGCATTGGATAGCTTTTTAGTAACCATTGAGGCTTGGGGATCTAGTATTTATCAATCTGTAGTTAATTGGGTTATGCAAATTCCAAATGCAATTTCTGATGCTATCAGCAGTGCTGGGAGTATTGTTTCTAGCCTAATAGGTAGCGTTAGTGGTAGTTTTCAAGCCGGGGAGCAAGCAGGTAGCTTTCCCGCCTATGCATCCGGGACCGACTTTCATCCTGGCGGCATGGCGCTGGTTGGAGAAAATGGTCCGGAACTGTTAAATTTGCCGCGTGGTAGTCAGGTAACAACTAACAGCCGGACCCAGAGTTTGTTAAGCAGCTTGACCGGCAGTGGATCGACCGGTGGAATATCGGTAAGCTATTCGCCGCAGTACATTATCCAGGGCAATGCTGATCAAAACACACTGAAAGCTGCCAGCGATCAATCATACCAAGACTTCGAAAGCCGCTTTAATGCGCTTATAGAAAGACGGCAGCGGCTAAGCTTTGCCTAAGAGGGTGAATAAATGTCTACAACGTATAAAACAAAATCGGGCGATACTTTTGATAGTATCGCCTTTAATGAACTTGGTGCAGTGAAATATACGGAAGACTTGATGGAAGCCAATCCGGATTATATTTCAACCGTTATTTTCTCCAGCGGTATAACCCTAACTATCCCGGATATTGAAGAAGAAGACACGACGGCATCAAGTACGCCGCCCTGGGCGTAAACGATGGAAACAAGACGCGCCAGTATTGAATTACTTTATGAAGGTACAAATA